AATTATTATAGAGAAAAAAGAAATACTTTTAAAAGAGAATTAAGAGAAAAACAAGGTAAAGGTAGTAATTTAAGTGTTAAAGATCAAATAAAAAACAATATTGCAAATTTCTTTACTAGTTCAGATTATACAGGCGAACCAGTATCTTTATCCTCTTTAAGAATTGACGTAGAATTAGGTTATGATACTTTTAACGATTACTATGATATTAATCCTGCATCACTTGATTCTACTGAAACTTATAAATCAAATAATATAGATTCTAATTTATATTTAAATATTGATCAAGCTTTAATAAATGTTTTAAATCAAAATAATATAACCTTAATAGAGTTAAATCCTTTTAAGCTTGTTTTAGAATTTAATGAATTAAATACAAATTTTTTAAAAAGAGATGATTTTATTGACTATACAATAAGTAGTACTTCTGATACATATAGAGTACTATATGAAGCTGAAATATCAGAAAATTTAGTAGGTACTGATTATTTCTATCTTAGTACCAATACACCAAATATTAGTTCTACTCAAACACAATTTGTATCAGGTAAGTTATTTGAAGCTAAAAATAAAGCTAAAAATTTATTTAATATTAACTTCCCATCAGTTAAAGCAAAAGAAAAACAACCTGATAGTTATGAAAGAAGTATAGGTTTATTTTTTAACCCTACTAAATTTTCTATTTTAAAAGTTGATGGTGAATTTATTAATAAAATTAAACCTGAGTTAAATGAAAATTTTGTATATATATTCCCTGATCCTAGTGAATATGGTGATGTTGTAAATTTAAGTAATACTAAAAGAGATAACCCTTTCAATTTTTTCTTTGATTTAAATACTTATAAAAATATTTCATCATCTTCTTCTAGAAATACAGTAAAAGCAGATGAAAGAAATCATTATTTTCATGCTTATCAATCATTAGAAAATAGAAGAATTGATATAACAAATGAGGGTAAATTTTCAGATTCAATAACTGATTTAGTTAATTTTGGTTCTATTGATAAAATTGAAACTGATATTTATGGTAATGAATATATTCAGCTTATTCCTAATAAAGGGGTAATTTTAAATACTGAGAGCAAAACAATAATACAGGATGCAGCTTTTGATACGGGGAATACAATTGATATATCAGAAAATAGGTATGGTAATGTTGAAAAACTTTCTGGTTGTTTTGATAAAATAAATGGTTATAAAAAAATATTTGTTAAAGATGTAATTGATAAAAAATTAAAACCTTTATCAGGTTCAAACTTTAATATCATTTATGATAAATTTTCATTTAATAACACTTTGTATAGCCAAATTACAGGATCTGATATTTTGGATTTAAATGTTTACGAGGATACTTTTAGTATAGATCTAAGTAGTTTTTCTATAGTTGATGCATTTAAATATAATGGTAATTATTTACAGCAAACAAATTCCCCTTTAATTATAGAAAAAGATAATACAAGACCTGATTTTTCTTATATAACTAAAGATTGTTATAATAATAATTCAATTTATAAATTTAATATAAGTTTATCAGGTTTAAGTTCATCAAATACTTTTTTGTATGAACTATATAAATTTGATACACAGAAAAAAACTATAGATGAAATAAGTACAAGAAATACTGAAACTTCTACGTATTTTATTGATACATTTGATTTTAGTCATTATAGTAAAAGTATAACTATTAATAAAATTATTAATAGTGATCTAAAATATAATAGTTTGGACGACTCATACATATTAACAACAACCTTTAACAATACTAATAATTCAATTGTAATACATATTTTAAATTATAAAATTATTAATAATAAAATTAATATTGTTAATAATGATTTATTTTCTAATGCTACTAATAATGATGCCTTAACTGCATTAAGAGCTCAAGTTAAAGCTTCAGCTACACAATCAAATCCATCCTCTCCTACAGATCCAGCGGATCGTTTTTTTAATTTTTTAAATGGTAGCGGTGATTGTGTTTTACCTTCTTTATCCTTTCCAGCTACTAGTTTTTTAAGAACAATTACTCTAACTTATTCAGGGGTAACTAATATAAATTTTGATCTATCAGCTGTATCTCAAAATAATGGGTCCGGAGTAAGTTTATATAAAGCTGATGTTGACTATGGTGATAATGTTAATGAAACATTATATTCTAAATTTCAATCTGATGGTACTTTAAAATTAGATAATTTTTCCCATAGATATAATTCTTTCAATGATGCAGTCTCAACAACAGGTTCAATTAAATTTTATTATGAAAACGGTAATGTTACTATTGTAAGTTTAAGAGTAGTAAAATTAATTGATGATATAGAACCCTTAAAATTAAAAGCAATTAATGGTCAAAAAAGCAATTTAGGAGAATTTACTTTAAATTTAATAGATAAAAATAATACCTTATATAATTTTATTAGTAATAAGAAAAAAATATTTAGGAGGGGAGCAATACTAGTTAATCACCCAGAAACAGGGGAACTTTTACGTTTATATGGACCTGGTAGTTCGGGTGGTTCAGGTGGTAAATCTGAGGGCGGTACAGACGGTGGTACAACTAGTTTTGTTTTTACTACTGCAGGTAATACAACTAAACCAGGCGTGGGTTATGAAAGAAGAAAAGGATGTCTAAGAGGGTTGGTAGTAGTTACTGATGTGTTAGGTAATATTACATCTTCTTCAACTTCAGAAGGCACTACCACAAATAATTTAGATTTAAAAACTTTACTTACAAGTGCATCGGGTCTAAGTTCGTCTGTTTCTAATATTACTAATACAGCAGGTACACATTCATTTGTTTATGAATTCTTTGGATGGAGAAGGAAACAAAATCAATTAAATGATATAGCTTGGTCATCTGATGATTCAAAATATAGTATATATAGTAACTTCAATAACCCAACTTATTCTTAATAAATATCCATATGGCAATAAAATTAAATATTTTTCAACCTACAAAAGAAAGAAATCTAGATGTTATCTATAAAGATATAAATTTAGATGTAAAGGTAGGTATTGTAAAATCTGATGAACTAAATGGAGCTACCAATTTAAAAGATTTAAACACTGCAGTAAATTTTGAAGCTATAAAAAATTCTTTAATAAATTTAATAACAACTTTCCAAGGACAAAAAATATTAAATCCAGAATTTGGAATGAACTTTGGAGATCTTTTATTTTTACCAGTATCAAAAGCTAGAGCTACGGTAATAGGTGAAACTATTAATAATACTGTAGTTGGTTTTGAGCCTAGGATTAAAGTCCAATCAATTGAAGTAATAGCTGATATTGAAATGCAAGAATATGAATTAAATATTATTATAAATATACCAGAATTTAATAGTAACCCTTTAAACTTAAAAGGAAGATTAAACAAATCTGGTTTCTATAGTTATTAATTAAATATAATTATGGCCGAGAAAAATTTAACTGATTTTAGTTTATCAAGAGACAATTATGCTGCTTTTGATGCAAGATCATTAAAAGAACTAATTCAAACTAGATTAGACCAAGGGGGTATATATACTGATCAAACTTTTGAAGGTAGTAATATGTCTTCTATTATTGATGTTATTGCTTATAGTTACCATTTACTTTTATTCTATTTGAATCAAACATCTGCTGAATCAATGTTTTCAGATACAAGTATATATGAAAACATGAATAGAATAGTAAAATTAATAGATTACAAACCTAAAGGTTATCAAACTTCATTACTTGCATTTAATTTAACTGCTAATAGTTTACTACCAATTGATTCATATACTATAAAAAGATATAGTTATATAGTAGCTGGTGGAGTTTATTATTCATTTATTAATGATAGTACTTTTAACAAAACAGTAGCCGGTAACCAATCTTTAGATAATTTTTCAAGTGAAAATATTTTAAGGGAAGGACAATATTTTGAATATCCTGAAGTTATAGCATTAGGTGAAGATTTTGAAACTGTAACTTTATCAGTTAGGAGTAGTGATGATAATTTTCAAGTAAATGTAGATAGTAACTCAATTGATGTATATGTACAAGATGTAAATACAAATAAAATAGTTGAATATACCGAAAGTAGTAGTTTATTTTTAGAAAACTCTGATTCTACAGTAGTTGAAAAAAGATTAAATGAAAATGGTTTTTACGAATTTAAGTTTGGCAATGGAGTTTTTGGTAAAAAATTAAATGAAGGTGATAAAATTTTAATTTATTATATTCAAAGTTCTGGAGAAGCTGGAGTAGTATCTCCAGGAGTCCTTGATGGTAACTCTTTAAATTTATATAATACTCCCAGGTTTCAATTAATAAGTGATAATATTTATAATACTACATTTAATTTTTTAACTATAGAGGAAATACAAAATTTAACATTTTCTAATAGTTTAAAATCTACAACGCCAGTTGAAAGAGAAGATATTGAAAGTATTAGAAATAATGCTACTAAAAACTTTCAATTGCAAAATAGAATAATAACTTTAAAAGATTATAATGATTTTTTATCTACTAATTTTTCACAAGTTTTAAAATCTTTTACCGTTGTAAATAATGATGATTATGTTGATCAATATTTAAATTATTTTTTAAATATAGGTTTAAATAAACCCAATGATGATAGTAGAGTTTTGTTTAACCAGGTTAACTTTAATTCAATAAATCAATCAAATAATATTTACTTATTTTTAGTTTCGAAATTCAATAATGTAGATAGTAATAATAATTTAAATTTTGTATCTACTTCTCAAAAATCATCTATAATTAATTCTTTTAAAGAGAAACAACAAGCTAATATAAATATAGTACCGGTTGACCCAGTTTTTACAGCTTTTGATTTAGGGGTTAGAAGCGGTGAAAATGAAGTACTAAGAAAAGAGCTTGCAGATGAATCATTTTTAATTATCAAGAGAAATGTATTAAGTAATTCTTCTACAGAGGCTATGAGAGAAAGAATTAACAATATTTTTGTAAATTATTTTGCTAATCTAAATTTAAACAGTTTAGTTAGTTTAAAGGATATAAGCAATCAAATATTTAATATAGAAGGTGTTGAAGATATTTTAACTAGAAGGGTAATAAATAATCAAACTTTTAACGAAGTAGAAGGTATTAGTTTAGTAGTTTATAATCCTATATATGACAGAAATGATATAAAAATTATAGGTAGCGATTTAAAATTACCATTTTTTAAATATCCATATCTTTCCAATCAATCAATATTATCAAAAATTGTAATAGAGAATATATAAAATGAGTTATAGTTTCAATAAAGATTATAGTTCATTATCAGGAATTGATATACGTTTAGATATCTATAATTTAGCATTTGAAAAAATATTAGGTAGTACCAATACAATTTCGAGTAGTGCTTTATATACCGGAGACTTAGGCGGTATATATGCTGTACCTAATTTTTTATCTGCAGCGCCTGATATATCAGATACTGATTTTTTTATAGATTTTGGAGACGGAACTATAGTAGAAAATAATTTATCATCTTTTCACACTTACCAAACTACAGGCAATTACCCCGTTACCTTAGTAGTAACTACTAGTTCGGGTCAATTATTTAGAGGGTTAGAAAGTTATGTAGTTAATGTTAAAGATCCTGTACCAGATAAAATTTTCTTAACTCAAGATAACGTATCGCAAAATGAAAGTGAAAGTACTGTAACTTTTTATATAACAAGATATAATAGTTTATTAACATCTCAACATTTATCATCATATGATTACAATATAAAACTTAGTGTAAGAGATAATAAAAATAAAATTGAATTAGAAAATGATTACTTAAATAATCCTAATTTTCAATATGAAAATAAAGGATTCTTTTTTACCTCTCCTGATAATAATTTTAAAGTTATTGACGGGGTAAGGACTGATAGTACTTTAATTTATGGTAAATTAGTAAATAATGAATTAGTATTATCTACTTTATCGGCAATAGATAGTAAATTAGTAGGTACGTCAGGTTCAGGTAATTTTAGATTTTTTGAACCTGCAGTAGATTCATTAGTAAATACTGAAAATTTACAAAGTGTTAGTGATAGTAGCGAAAGTGAGTCCTCCGGCGACGGTGGTGGTATTTATTATTCATTTGCCCCTGGTAGTACTTACTTGCAAGGGTACTATCTTGATTAACTATTGTTTTTTAGTTTTTCTATTTCTTTACCCAATCTTTTAACTTCTTCTAAAAGAACTGGAATTAAACCAATATAATCAACTGAAAGAAAACCATCGCTATTTTCTTTTACTAACGTTTTATCAATTTTATATAGATCTTGGGCTATAATACCTTTACCTTTACCAGATCTTTTAGATCTATTATTCCAATCAAATTCATACCCAGTTAAATTATTAACAAAATTTTCAGATTCTATACGTATTAAATTATCTTTTAATCTACTATCTGAAGAATGAAATGCAACAATATCCCCACCTGCACTAATACCACCTGTTAAAGTTAAACTTCCATTAATAGTTTCATTACCATTAACAAAAATATCAGAGATATTTGAAGTCCCGCTAATTGTAACAGTATTGTTATGAGTAATAGCACCGGCAAAAGCGCCTGCTCCAGTAAAATTAAAGTTAGTTGCAGTTAGTTGTCCACTGACATGAGTATTACCTCCAATAACTACTTCACTATCAATAGTTGAAGATCCTTTGACGCATAAATTACCATTAGTAGTAAGGTTGCTACACCCTAATAAAAGACCATTGACGTGTAATGCACCATCTAATTTAGATAAATTACCTGATTTTCCTAAAGTTAAAGCTGAATTATTCCCTAAACCATCAGTAATTTGGTTTAAACCTCCATGTATTGTATTATTTGTTGAGGTTTTTAATAAACCGTTATATGATTGATTAATATTTTGTCCTAATAAACTAGCCATAATTTTCCTCCAATACTTTAATTCTATTGTTTAAATTTTTTACTTCTTCAATTAATACAGGTATAAGCTTAACATAATCTACTGATAAGTATCCATCTTCTCTTTCATGTACTATTTCAGGTAATACTTCTTTAACTTCTTGGGCTATAACTCCAATATCAGACCCTACTCTATCAGCTTTTTCTTTCCAATCAAATTCATAACCGTTTAAACTATTAATAATATTATTAGAATTAGTTATTTTTTTAACATTATCTTTAAGTCTTTCATCAGATGAATAAAAAGCTATAATATCAGCACATCCCCTTATTACCCCTTTATTTAAAAGAATACCTTTATTAGTAAGTGTTACTTGTGAAGTTGTACAATCATCACCTATATTAGCAAATCCTTTTACTGTAGTGCATCCAGTGGCACTATCAACTGAAAATTCAGGACCGCTAGTTGTACCAACAAAAAGATCACCACTCAAGGATGTGTTACCAGTCGTTGAAGTTTGGTGTATTAAATTACTTACTACTAATGCATCTGCAACGTTTAAATCATCTGTATTAGTTGCTCCACATAAATGATTAGATCCGCTACCACATGCACAAATTTGTTTTTCAATACAAACCCCGCCATCTTGTACTTCTAATACTTTACCTTCAACACAATTAGAAGAACCAGCAATTATAGTTGGACCAAAAATCTTTGCACCTCCATCAGTTTGTGCTACAGAAATAGATAAAGGATTACCATTACCATCAGATAATCTGTTTAATGCATTAGGCGTTAGTGTTTTATTAGGATTAGTAGTAACGACTGTTGAAGCTCTATTAGAGCTGGTTACAACTGCCACGTCACCGTTATCTGCTACTTTAATTAATGAAGGGTATGTAAAAGCTACTATTTCCCCTGCTAAACTTGAAATTTCAGTACTCATTATATATTATTATTTATCTTGCATACTATTTTTTAATCCGAGTATCTACGATCATCATCTAATAACACAGTTTTTAAAATAGGTATTCTTTTACCTATTCTTTTAGTTTTTACCGCTTCAATAATCTTACCTTGATATTCGTAAATATTAGTCATAACTCTGTTTAGAGTATTACCGTTTAATGTTTCATTAACACCTACAAAAAATTGTTTTTGATCAGTAATATCTAAATTAATTTTATCTTCTTTGCTCATTTCTAAAAACTCATCAAATCTTAAATATCCGTCAGTTTCTAAAGTATCAAATTTAGCTAATAATTTTTTATTTAAATTAGATCCCAATAAATTTAAATTAAATAAATGCCTATATAAAGTAGAATTAAATGTAATATTATTAAAATATTCATCATTTAAAAATATTTCACTTTTCTTATAAAAATTAGGTCTTTGTGTGTTTAAAAGAGTAATTAAATTATTATCTTCATTAAAACTAAATACTCTTCTATTTGACCATAATATTAATTTATCTGAATCAATATTTTCATTACCAATAACTACTAAACCATTGCTTGCTATTGTAAATACATCAAAATCTGGTAAATCGTCCCATGCAACTTCATATGCTGAAAATTTTGAAAAAATGGTATTCCACATCATTACTGAATCAAATTGAATATTAATAGTAAATCTTTCAATATTTTTAGATTGTGTATTTACAAAATATTTGTAAACATTTTTAGTAGTTTGTAAATAGTAAATATTACTATCATTCTCTGAAAAAATAATTTTTCTAGGAAGTTCAAATTTAGCTATTAAAGGAATACTAAATTCAAAAGGGTTACTTGATATTTCATATCTGTCTACTTCATTAAAATTATTAGCATTTAAAACTATAATTTTATAAGTTTTTGTTAGTATATATAATAAATCAAAATTCTTATTTAATGTCATACTAATAAACTCATTTTCTTTAAAAAAGTTAGAATTGGAATATTCAATTTTAAATTTAAAATCTTCACTAAACTTTTTAATCTTTTTCTCAACATCATCATATACATATAAATTTTTGTTGCCATATTCAATATACTTGTTATCAGTAAAATTAGTTTTTTCAGTTCCTTCCCCTCCTATAGTGTCAATAAGTTTAATCTTTCTTAAACCAGTTCTATCTTGATTAACTATTGTTTTTACATCAGTTTTAAAAATTTGTTGCCTATTTCTATCGTTAATATATAATATATTTTTTTCTGAATCAGCTGCTATACTACTAATATTTTGAAGCCTTAATTGTTCATCATTACCTAAAGCATTTGCACTTAACACAAAATTAAATTTAGTTTCATTATTATCTATTTCATATGCAAATAAAAATGAGCTTGTAGATGCAAAAATTGTATAATCATCAGGTACTTTTTTACTTCTAACTGCTAGTATATTCATCTTATCTACATCATAAAATTCACCATTATAAGAAGATAAAGGTACTAAATTAGGATCTCTACCACCTGAAATAAATCTAACATTAGCTGAAACCCATTGCCATTCAGTACCCGTGTTAGTAGAAGATAATATAGCATAAGATTCAAAAGTTGAGGGTATAAGAGGATTATTAATATTAGTAAATCTAATTAAATCTTTAAAATTATCATATAATAAATTTAATTTAAAATTAATCGAATTTTTATTTATAATCTCATTAGGTTTAAATATAATATCTTCTAATTTATAAGATGGATTTAATATAGTAAATATAGTTCTATCAAAAAACTTTTCAGAATTACGAATATCAGTATATACATTTTCAACTATAGTTAATTTATTATTCTGTAAATTTTTAGTTTTATAAAAATTATTACCATCATAATTATAATAACCTATATAATTTACACCATCAAATGTAAATTCATTTCCATCGGTATATGCTATTTTTTTAGACGAGGTGATAGTCTTGTATTCATCACTAGCTGTATTAACTAAATCTTCACCTACATAATAATTAGTTGTTATATCATTTATTGCCATATTTTTATTCTACGTTATAAATTAATTGCTGTTGAGACGGTGTTACCACTTCCACTGAACTTTGTAAATAGTTTATTAATTCATCTTTTATATCATTATTTATATTGAGATCTTGAATGTTAACTTTTATATAATTACTAATATTACCTGGAATCTTATATGTAAATAAAGTATCTATTTCTTCTTTATTATTTCTTGTACCACATGGAACTCTAAAATATAAAGGGTCCACTTCTTTTGTTTGTAATTCTAAATAATTAACTAAACTTTGATCAAACGATGTATTATGAATTTTTACATTTTTTAAAGTACCACCTGAGCTATTATAATTAATATCTACTAAATTATCTATAGGGACATTGCGGATATTTTGCGTATTAATAAACATATCTGGATATAAAATCTTATCAATTGGTATAATATTAGGATTAAAAGTTACTTCACCAAAAACTATACCATTATTATAAAGTTTTATTTTACCAGCATTTAAATCGAAATCTAAATTAAAATAATTTTTAATTGCAACATTAGGCACAGTAAATATAATTTCAAAATTTGTTTGATCTTCTGAACTTATAGCCACAATTTCTCCATCCCAACCACTTAAACCTACAGCAGGGTGATTCCATAAAAATTGTGAATGTCCAGTAGCAGATAATGGAGGTCCAGCCTTCTCCCATACTTCAGTTAAAATACTAACGTCTACTAATGAATTTAAATTAAACTTAAAAATTAATTGATCTCTATAATCGCTATATTTTTGATCTAAAGCATAATAATTTATAGGGGTTAAATGAGGTTGATAACCAGATAATATTTGAAACTGCGTGCTTAAAGCTGGGTTAAAAACAAATATATCATTATATTTGTCAGATTCTATCCTTCTATATTTGTAAATACCATTAGGATATACTGAAGTTAAAGAAGAACCATTAAAAGTAGTAACTGGTATATCCTGTTTTGAAGAATATATAAGTCTCTCAGTAGTATCTACACCAGTTAAATCTAAATTATAAGTTTTTTCTAATATACCAGTATTAGCATTAATTTTATCTATAACTATATTTGATGATAAATCTCTGGCAAATGACATTATTTTTAATTGTTTATTTTCTTCAATAAAATCAATCTTATAACCAGTTCTTACAGTTTCACTTAAAGGAAAAGCAGACAATTTAAATCTTTCTGGGGTAAATTCTTGCACGAAACCTTCGTTAGCAGTTAAATCGACATATTGAACAAATAATCTATTTCCTACTGAATTAATATCAAATACTTTTGAATATATACTATCTAATATAGGATCCTCATTTTGAACTAAATCTTCATTATCAAAAACTATTCTTGCTCTTCCTTCTTGTACAAAGTTAAAAAATACATCGGTATTAAACGCACCTGCATTAGCTGAAAATTCTCTTATAAGAGTAAAATAATTTTCATCAAATGATTGACCTTTTATAATTCCTCCGCTTAATTCTGAAGATAATACGGTAGAATTTAAAAATGCTTCTCCAGGTATATTTTGTCTAGCTATATATCTATTAATATTTTGTAAAGAACATGAAACATTATTAGTTAGTTTTTTTGGTTCTTTTCCTACCAAAAACTTAAAACTACCTGATCCATCTGGAACTATACTTTGGTAAGGACCAGCAGTTAATATGTCATGTTTTGTATCTAAAACAATATTTTCATTAGGAATTAAATTATTTAAGTCTAAATCAATTATTATTTGATCGGTAACATGTTTATTGGTAATAAAAAATACATTATTATAACCGTGAAAAGTTTTACTCTTATATGATTTTATAATTTCTTCTATAAGATCACTTCTTGTGCTACCATCTTCCGGGTATCTTTCATTTAAAATTTCACCAAAATAATTAGTTTTAACTATTTTATTATCACAAACTAAAACTATATTATTATTTTGTTCTAAATATAAAACATCTATTATATTTTTAGTGCTTTCATATGTATTAGTTCTGAGTAATTTAAAATTTTGATCGTAAATAAAAAGTCTATTCCCATCTGGTATAAAAACAAATGGTGTAAAATAATTGTTATTTCTAAAAGTAAAACCATCTTCATATAGATTACCAAATAGTTGATATGAATTTAATGAAGAAAGAGAATTTAATTCAAGTTCAAAACCTATATTAAAATCTTTATTAGGTATAGATTTAAGATCTAGTTTATCATAACCTTTTACTGTGTCTAAATTTACCTCATTAATATTTTGTATTTCTAAAGTTGATGTTTGGAAGCTAAATGTATCTTTTAATAATTTAGCACTTTGACTATTTATATATGTATTAATTTGATTATTATTGATACGTTGGTAAGCATAAGAACCACTTGGTTCAAAAGTTAAATTACTTTTTAAATCATAATAAACTAAGCTATTATTACCTTCAAAATATTCAGCTGCTTGTGAGCTACTATCAAATCTATTAGATCTACCTGTAAATGGTAAAGTGTAAGAATTACTATTAGGTATATAATATCTATCATACCATATACCTTTTTCTTTACCATCTCCTTCTAACCAGGTACAAAGATAATCACCGAATATATCATTTCTATCTATATCATTTAAATTTTGAAAACCGAAAAATCCACCACTTTGTAATACCAATAAACTAACATCATTTTCATTAACTAAAAATTCTTCATCTTCTATAAAAACTTCTTGTAAATTATTTTTATTAACATCAGTAAGTTTAAATATTTTATCACTAAAATATGGATTATTTGATGCAAATGAACCATTATCAGCTAAACTTGTATCATTTATATTAATTTTTTTATATGGAAATAAACTGCCCGGTAAAGTAAATTCAGTATACGGTTTAGAACTAATTTTAAACTCTTTATCAAAAAAAGTATAATTTAAAGTAATATTGTCATAGTCTTTTTCTTTACTTTTTTGATTAGTAAAGTTTTGATATTCCCTACCTCTATATTCTAAATTTGTCTCCTTGTTTTCCATAGGAGCTGCATAAGTTATGTTATTGTTAGATATATGATTTTTTAAATTAAAAAATTTAAGATTAACATTAGCTTTATCTCCAGAAATTATATCATTATAAGAATAATAAGTTAAAAAGTCATATTTTACTCCGCTTATGGAATCATTAGAAAGATTATAATTATTTTCATAATCATAATAAATAAATTGGTCTAAGTTATTAGTATTAAAAAGTACTAATCTGTCATCAACATTTATAGTACCATTTTTTAAATTTTCCTCTGTAACATCTAATTTACCAATTGAATTAACTGTATTAGATAAAATAATTGAAACAATAGCTTTATCCCCTGCAGGGTTAGAAGAAACTATATCAGTATTGGTAGTTAATTCAGTTGTTAAAGTTGATACAATTTTATTATCTTTAAATAATCTTAATTTATTATTAGTATTATCATAGTAGTAGTTATAATAATAATTACCAGTTAATGATATAAGACTAGTACCTAAAAATTTAAAAACTAATGCTTCTTTACCAATATCATATAAAAATTTTACTATTTTACCATCAAAAAATGAAACAGTACAATAGTCATTATTTACAAAATCTACCAAAAATTTATCACCGTTTAAATCAACTAAATCAATATTAAAAGTAACTGCTGAATCTTTATCATCTTTAGTTGTTAATGCTTGTAAAAAAAATTGAGAACTTAATGTACTATTTGTACATTTGAAATTTAATTTAGTATTTAAATCTTGCGTATCTATTTTTTTAGTTAAATTAAAAATATCATTAGAGTCTTTATTTTTAATTAAATTATTAACCGTATAATTTTTAATAAAGCTATCATTAGCACTTTTATTAATATTATAAGTAAGTAAATTTAACCCTTGAAGAGTAAATTTATTCTCATTAACAAATTCTATTTTTTTATCTGAATCTTGATAATATAGGGGGGTTAAAGCACTTAAATCTTGATATGTAGGAAATACTGACATCTATTAATATTTATAATGAAAATTATATATCAATTTTTATATATAGTATTTATCAAACAATTAAATTAGTACCAGAATATAAATCTTTTAATAATATATCATCTATACTATCATCAATAGAGCTTAGAGTATTTAAATTACATGTAGAACTAATATTGGTGTCATCATAAAATGAAAATACATTATCTCCATTCACAGTTGATATATATTCAAAAAATGTATAATAATTAGGTATTTCTGAAGTAGGTAAGCCTTTATTTTCGTTTAATATTCTTAAACCATCTTCAAGTAACAAATTATCGCCAGACTCATCTTTTAAATATTCATAATCACCAGTTCCACCGGGTAATACTAAACCCCATCCCCATCTAGTATTATATGATGATAGAGAAAAAGTTTTATTATTTCCAAGATACCTAAAGTCAAAAGCACTGGTAGGGTCAGTATTTAACAATTTATACCTTTTACTAAATTTTTCATAAGCTACTATTGGTTTATAACTCTCCCCTCCTGATAATATATCTACATTAAAGTCAATTTTATTACCAAGATTTTTTCCTTTATTTGAACTAGGTCTACCTTCATCATCAAAATCTTGATTAAAATTATTTTTCACAGGTATAATTTTCGATCTATTTACACTAAAGAAATCTACTATTCTTTTTAAACTTGCTGGATAATTAGAAGAAAATTTATTAACATTACTATCTATTAATTTTAAATTACCTATTAAATTATCAATATTTGCAAAATCAATATCACTAGAATTTAATAAAAAATTGGATATTTTTTCATATACTTTTACTCCTAAAGTATTAGGATTGCTATCATCGCCAACTATTTGCCCTATAATATCTGTAAAAAATTTAGGATTATTTTTTAAATTAGGTTGGTATAAATAATCCAAAAAGTTATCTTTTTGATTATTATCTTCATTTAATTTTCTAAAATCTTTAGCAGCACTAACAGGTAAAATATTAAAAGTATTACTTTCCCCTTTTAGAGTACTACTTGTAGTACCTTTTAATTTTAAATTATTACCTACCCCATCATACTGAAAAGAACCTTTAAAAAATCCTCCTAAAGTATCAGCTGAAAGAATGCCCATATCTGATGAAACTGAAGCTTGTAAAGTATTATTATTTTCATCTAATAATTCAATCTTTATAGTAGTACTTGAACCGTCACCTAATGTTAAATTATTCAAATGTTTAGCCGGGTAGTTAGTTACTGTTTTAATTCTTGCTGTAAAATATATTATTTGATTTTGAAAGTATTTTTTATCAAAATTAAATGTATTATCATTATAGCCGTACCCATCAATACCATTTGTAGAAAAAACTATTTTATCTACCGGAGGGTTAGGATTGAGTAAAAGTTTTGTAGCAGCACTAACTTGATTTAATACCGGTAATTCATTTTTTGGTAAGTTATAATATAATCTTTCTGGATCAATTATTGCAGTGGTATCAAAATTTGCAAAAATTTCAACTGTATTAGTATCTTTTCTAACAGATTCTACAATATCTGGGGCTATTTGAGGAGCAGGAGCTACGGTAGGGCTCGATGGAGGTGTCTCACCACTAAGTTCAGGGGATTCGGTTTGAGGGGATTGGCTTGTATCTAATATGGTAATATTATCAGTACTAGCTACTACAGGACCGGTAAATGAACTTAATCTTAACTGTACAGTAAAAGTCTCAGGTCCTTCAGTCTGTTCATCTACAATAGGTGTAACATAAAAATTTGCCACTCCTAAGGCTTCAGTAAAGATAGGCTGTATAGTTACAGTACCATTACCATCTCGAATATCAGTCGAATCACAAGTATAATATAGAACAGTACCTGAATCAACATTTATTGTGGTTACACCAATTAATAAACTTTCACCTTCATCAACCTCTTTTCTAGAGTGTGCTATATTATTATCCACATAATATGGAGTAAGAAAATATGATTTAGGTAAAGGTGGAGTTAAACTTGTATCTAATATTGTAATAGTAGGAGTGGTTGCAACTGTAGTTCCGGTAATACTACCGGTTTTTATACTAATTGTAAAATTCTCAGACCCTTCAGTAGTTTCATCTAATAATGTAGTAAGATCAAAATTACCAATATTATCATTTACCACAAAACTACCTGATGGGACAGCAAAATCTGTAAAGTTTGAATTTACTTTCCAATACAAAGTTGTATATTCAGATACATTAGTTGTAGATGTTGATACTGTATAAGTTTCACCTTCATCAATGAGAGCAGTAGGTTCACCAATATTTGAACCGCTTTGAAATTTAGGTAATGATACATTATATGTACTAACTACAGGTTCAGGATCATCTTCAGGTGTCGAAACATTACCAAGTACATGATCTTCAGTAACACCAAAAGCAGTATAAACTCTACCCGACAACGTAATTTTAAAATTATTTGCGGTTTGATTATCTACATAAATTATTTCAGTATTAGTTCTCATTTTTATATAACACCGTCCCAAGGTTCAATATCTAATTGATCTTTAATAATATCTATCCTTCCACCTAATCCAATAGAATCTAATGCCGGATCAGCGCCGGCAAAAAGTAAACCAATACACTTAAACGTGCTTAAAGTTGTACTTGTAGAACTTAAACAAGCAAAAAGAGCTGAACCAGAATCTCCCGCGGCAGCCGCTGCACCAGTAGAATTTATATTTCTAAATAATAAATTATCTGTAAATCTTAATGTTTGAAGCGGATCCGGAAGAAATCCCCTCACGTTTATTATTGAGTTTACCGACGAGACCCTTATTTCATCTAATAGTTCGGTTCCCCCTGTTGTAAGTAAATGATTAATTTGTGTATTATTTCCTAAGGCTGAAATACCTACCCCGTCGGTATATACAAATAGTGCTGCACTTCTATCAGTTCCAGCATAATTATTATCATTAGTATTATTCTCATAATTACTGTAACCAAATTCACCTACCATATTTTTAAAACTATTAGGCGGAAAATTATCCCATTTTTTTATACTTCCATCTTCCATCGGATATATAGAATCAATATCATAGCTAGTACCAGCTCCTAATTTTTTTAGAAAGCTATAACTACTTTGACTATTAATATTTGGCATACCGGCTGCATAATAACTACCACCTGATAAAAAGAAATTTCCGTATGTACTACCGGATTTGTTACCTGAGTTATTTAATATATTATTATCTAAAAATTTTGGAGGATCATTATCATCTACATATACATCATTATTATTATATTTTAAATATCGCATTGTAGGGCGAGACAATAACTCATGCATGTAAGGGTGAGGTATCATTAATATTCTATTATCTTCAGTTTGTAAAGGCAATTCAGTATATTGGCGAATTCTTATTTCACCGCTTTTATCACTAGTAGTAAATATTTTTTTAATTTTTATATCATTAGCAGATAATATTAATCTACTATATGACAAATCATGTGAACCTGATATAGACCAATTATCAGTTGATAGATGTAACTGCGGTGGTTTAGATACATTTATATCGGGGTTATCTGTAAAACTTTTATATGAAATGCTTACATCATCATGTTTTATATATGCTACGTGTAAAAGCCCCCCGGTAGCAGACAAACCGTATATGGTCATTGGACTCCTAAGTGCGGTTGCCGGGTAAGGGTATTCAAAGCCGAAATCAATATACTCACCAGGTATTTGGATAAATCTACCTATTGACCCTGATAATGCAACATAATCATTAAATTCGTCTGATGAACCATTAATATAAGTTCTAACATAATTACCCCGAGTCTGTGCTACTCCGTCATTATCAGCTGATAACATAAGATTCCCTCCCATAGTCCATAATTGATTATCTTCAGTTAGTAGTAACCCAATATCTTTTGATAAATATGATTTTTTAACCGGTTTGTTAAAAGTACCTGATACCGTACTTAATTCAATCCAATCAGTCTGAATGTTTTGTATTGCTGTAAACTCACTTTTTCGATCTTGAAAGCCGGGGTTATCTTTATAATGCTGCATGAGGTTCACATTGTTAATATTAAAAGATAAACTACCGGGTCCATGGCAAGGTGGCATATGACCATAATAAACTTTATTAGATTTACTTAAATAAAAAGCACCAAAATTATTATTTTTTATTATAATATCTTTTATACCTGTGGGGTCTACTATTGCTAAATCTAGATCAAAGTTTGTGTGATCTTTTAAAAAAAATAAATTATCATGAGGAGGTCCAACTTGTGATGTATAATAATACCAACCTGTATGGCCTACAGCAAATGCACTAGTTTCAGTTGCATCTGTAAAAAGTAATGCTCCCATAGAGGATGTGTTATAATATCTATTCCAATTGATATATAATGAACTAACACCTAGTGTTCTAAGATTAACACCAGATCTAGTTGTAAGACTTTCGGTGAGAGAATGAATTGCAGTAACACTCTGCCCAGTAGTTTTTTTAATTGGATATTCATTTCCAGGCATTCCTAAAGGGCCTAAAGTTCTACCGCTTCTAAAAATTGGAGCTTCATAATTATCAGAATCTGGATCCACTATAGAATCTATTTCTTCAGTTGTAGCGAAATCATATGGACCTCTCTGTGTAAACCATATAACATTTTTTGATCCAGGTCCTAAAAAACCATCATAACTAGATAATTCTAATATACATGCATCAACTTTATTATCTATAAATGTTGATATTTTTGATGATCTTTTTGGTGTACCTATATGATCTACTAAATGACTAGTAAAATATTGATTATAAGACCCTGGTTGGGAAGCAGATAAAGCTAAAGCATTATCTAAATGTCCAAATCTTTTGGCTTCTTCCCCTACAAGTAAACTACGCGAAAAAACGTGAT